GCGGCCAGAAGTCCTTGACGTTTGCTGCGTCGAGGGCTGCATTCAGAGTCTGGTGGTACATGGCAATCTCCTGTGGGGTGGTTGGTACAGGAAACATCATACTCTTCTGAGTGAGTGCGTCAATACCTTTGGACAAAAAAATTGCGCCTCGGGCGCATTTGGGTAAAATCACGGCATCTGTTCTGCTCTCCTGTGGGACTGGTGCTGCCCCCCGGGTTCCTCTGCGGTCCCGGGGGGCTTCTATTTTCAGCCCGGCTTTTTCCGGCCGCTGATCAGCACTTCCCTGAATGCGTCGCGCTGCTCTTTCGTCAGCAGCGGCCGCTGGTCGGCTTTCAGCCTGCCTTCGGTTCCCAGTTCCAACTGCCATTGCACGTCCATCGGGATCTTGTTCCCGCGGGCCTTCCACATGCTGATGACGTTCGGCATGATTCCGAGCGCCTCTGCCAGCCGGGATCCGTTGCCAAAGTGTGCGATTGCTTGGGTGATGTTCATGCTGTTCTCCTTGTGATTGACCGGTCAATGTTATCCGATGTGAAAATAAATCACAAAGGGGATTGACAGACTCTCTGAGAAGAGTATGATCTCATCTGTACCAACCAACCACAGGAGAAAACCATGACCCGCCTTCAACTCTTCGCCCTCTCGGCCTTCATCGACCAGCTTGCAGAATCCTGCGAGTACATCGACAACGCCGAAGCCGCCCGCCTTGATCTGATCTTCGTCGCCGAGTGCCGCGCCGCCGGTCTGGATCCGGTCGAAGTTTCCTTCAGCGCCCTTGCCCACTTCCGACTGCAGGCCGCCATGGCCGCGGTTGATCAGGTGGCCCCGCAGATGGGCCGTATCTCCCATGTCGGACTCGTCGCCGAGTGGAACAGGATGGCCGCACAAAAATAGTTGACACACTGATTCACAGTTGAGATAATTCTGACATCCCCTGCAACGGGGCCACGACGAACGCCGGGTAATTCCAGCCGGGAATCAAGTGGCCCGACAGCAGGGGCTTTCAATCCACAGGAGAAAATCATGAAGACCACAATCGCCATTCTGCTACTCGCCGCCTCCACGATGACCTACGCATATAGTTGCTACACGCAATGCTACTGGGTCGGAAGTCGGCAAGTTTGCAACACTACTTGCCGCTGATCACAGGAGATCCAGATGACCACCGAGTTTTCCCCCACCGTTGATGGCAAGCCCCTCAACATTTTCCAGCGCATCAACTCTGTTCAGCGGGCGATCGGCTACATCCAGAAGGACAAGGATGTCGGCGGCGCATACCGGGCCGTTACCCACGACGCCGTTACCGCCATGATCCGGAAGCATCTGATCGATGCTGGAATCGCCGTCGCGGTGTCCTGCATCACGTCGGAATTCGACCACAAGGAAGAAGGGTCAAAGCAGCGCCTGCTCCGCGCCGAGTACGTCGTTTCCTTCATCAACATCGACCAGCCCGACGACAAGCTGGTGGTTTCCGTGATCGCCCACGCCCTCGACAACGGCGACAAGGCGCCCGGCAAAGCAGCCAGCTACGCGACGAAATACGCCCTGCTGAAGACCTTCCTTCTGGAAACAGGCGAGGACGAAGAATCCCGGTACCAAACTGCCGACTATGACTTCGAAGCCGTCCTGAAGATGGCCGGCGAGGCAGAAGACAAGGGAACCGCCAGCGCCCTGATCAAGGAAGCCCGTGCGGCGGCCGTCAAGGCGAAGAATGGCGAGGCCCTGAAGGAAATATCCGCCATGGCCAAGGCTCTAGCCAACAAGTTCAGCGGGGAGGGAAAGTAATGGAACAGGGATCGGCAGAATGGCTTCTGGCTCGGGTCGGCATGATCACCGCCAGCCGCATGAATGACGTGATGGCCAAGATCAAATCAGGGGAAGCCGCCACCCGCAAGGGGTACCGCACTGAACTGGCGGTCGAGCGTATCTCCGGACTTCCCGCAGAGCGTTTCGTCAGCGGCCCGATGAAGTGGGGAATCGAAAACGAGCCTTTCGCCAAAGCCGCGTATTCGATTGCTACGGGATTCGAGGTCGAGGACGTAGGGTTCATTGCCCACCCAAGCATTATTCGCTCTGGCGCGTCCCCTGACGGTCTGGTGGGCATCAATGGCGGGGTCGAGGCAAAAAGCCCAAACACGGCAACGCATATCGAATGGGCAATCGCCGGCAAAGTCCCTCCAGAGCATCGCCTGCAGATGCAGTTCTGCATGGATTGCACCGAGCGCGACTGGTGGGACTTCGTTTCTTACGATCCACGGATGCCAGAGGAGCAGCAGTTGTTCATCCGGCGCCTGTACCGCGACGAATCGATCATCAAGGAAATTCGTGAAGAAATCGTCAAGCTCGACGGCGAAATCGAATCAACCGTGGCCGAACTGCTGAAAGTGGTCTGGCTCGAAACCAAGGGAGAAAAAGAATGAACGTCTGGAATTTCACTGGCAATTTGGGACGGGATTGTGAAAAGCGTTTCACGCCTTCAGGGGATGCAGTTGTATCGTTCTCGGTAGGCGTCAAGTCCGGCTTCGGCGACAAAGCCACTACCACGTGGGTCAATTGCGCGATGTGGGGAAAGCGCGGCGAAGCGGTCGCCGAGTACCTGAAAAAGGGCCAGCTTGTCGGGATTTCCGGCGAAGTCACCCTGCGCGAGTACCAGGACAAGGAAGGCCAGAAGCGCAGCAGCCTCGACGTCAGGGTGAATGACCTCACCCTGCTCGGCAAGAAGGAAGGCGGAAGCGACTCCCGGCCGCCGCAGAAACAACAGGCGCCGAGCCAGTACGTCCCGCCGAAGCCTACCGGCAACTTCGATGACCTTGGCGACAATATTCCGTTCTAGCCATGAAAAACGTCTCGTGGATCTGTCCAAGTTGCAACCAGATCAAGGTCGGGATTCTCGGCTCGAAATTCGTCTGGCGCCGGGAACGGGGCATTTTGGTCAAGCGCCGGAAATGCCCCGAGTGCCTTGCGAAATCTAGCGTGAAGCCCGCCGCTTCTCAAGCTCCCGCCGAAGGTCAAGCAGCGTAGAAGTGTCCTGCGCCCCGTAGGCCGGCAGCGTCATTGCTTGGCCTGCGGGGAGTTTTCCTGCCACCCTGCCAGCGGCGTGTGCAGCCTCGCCGACCGTCCTTGGAGAAGCAATCAAAAGACCCGGAAGCGCCCACGGATTTGTAACCAGCGCAGCGCCGCCAGCTCCTGTTGCTATCGCAGACTGCAATCCCCTAGGCGTCGGGCTGTTCAGCGCCTGCCCGGCAACCTGCGGCATCAGCGGCACTCCGGCTTCCTGAAGCCTGTTGGCCAGTTCCAGCCGATACCCGTAGTTCGTATTCGCATTGTTGCGCGTCAGGGATGTGAGTTTCCGCAGCGCGGTATCGACAGAAGCCTTGTCCCCAAGGGACAGGGTTTTCGTGATCTGGTCGATTTCGTCGGAAGCCTTGCCCCAGTTTTCCATGGTCTTGGCGTAGTCGGGCGCATTGGCCTTGATCTCGCGGCTGATCGCGTCCCGCATCTGGGTGATACCCCGGCCCGCGCTCGGGGCATTGACCCGGTCGTATGGCAGGTCGTTGATCAGTTGTTTGAGCGCGTCCAGCCCATTGACAGTGTGAGCGCCGGGGTCCATGCGCCACTCGTCAATAGCCTCGCCGATCCTCGCCACCACCGCCTGCTGCGGGTCGCCGACCTTGAATTTCCCACGATGCTGCATTGAGGAAACCATGTCCTGATAGGCTTTGTCGATCGGCGCAAAATCGACCGGAGCGTTTGCCCCCTTCCACCCTGCTGAATCGGCTTGGTACTGCGCCTGACGCTCTGCCCGGATGTTGGCAAGGTTCTGCCGTGCTGAATCGACCACTTCCTGCCCGGAAACCTCACCGCGCATGTTCTGGCGGAATGCCGCGCTGTTCGGATCGCCTTCACGGCCTGCGCGATACGCCTCGCGAATAGGCATGGCCCCGGCGCCGGTAGTCGTCCCAAGGATGTTCGGAACGATCGCGTCGGCAACCTTGGCAGCCCCGCGGCCGGCTTGGTAGAGTGGATCGACCGCCCGGGATACGGTACCGGCCAAAGCTCCTGCCTTTCCCGGCAGGGCAGCAGATCCAACACCCGTCAGCATGGCCAGATCGCCGGCCACCCCGACTGGGTCGGTCGCAAGGGTCTTCTTCAGTTCCTCAGATCCTCCATACCGATTCTTCAGCATGTCCCATGCCCCGGAAGCCATGGCGTCAGCACGGACAGACTGGGCGTAGGATTCCGGGTTGTCTTCGCGCATGGCGGCATCCCGCCGGGCGGTGAAGTCAGGCGCCACGGCCTTCATTCCGGCCCGCAGGCCACCGGTACCAAGATCGACCGCGGATTTAAATGCTTCCCACGGGTGGGCGACGGTATCTGCCAGACCGCCGATGACACGCCCGGCGCTTGCAGGAGCGTTTTTCAGGGCCTCCAGTGGAACATCACCCCACCCGAGCGGCTGAGGCTCTTGTGGGGCCGCGGAAGGTGCCTGCGGGGCATTTTGCGTGGACTGGGGAGCCGCCGCAGGCATGTTCTTCTGGGCGTAGGCAAGAATCTGGTCTTCGGTCGCGTCATCGGGTGCCGTGATTTCGAACTTTTCGCCGGTAGGCGAGGAAATCTCATATCGTGCCATCAGTCAATCCTCTTGATCCCCCATCCGCCACCGCCCGCCTGCGAGGGAGGAGGACCGGCGGGTTGGGCAGCGGCGGGGGATTGCGTTGCGGGAGAAGTTGCGCTCCCGCCAAAGTTTCCGGTGTAGGGGTTCGGGACACGGATACCGGCGGCCGCCCGGGCCTTGCCGATATTGATGATTTCGCGAAGGTCGTTGATCGCCTGCGTCCTGTCTGCATCGTTGAGAGCGCGTGAAATCCGGGTGCGGGCCTGCGTCGCCTTCTGGCCCTCGATTTCGGTAATCGCACCGCCTCCGCGAAGAGACTCGAAGGCGTTCAGGAATTCGCCGCCAAGGATCTGATTCTGCAGCGCGATGTACCCGGCGCCCGGGGTTCCGGAAAACGCCGCTTCAGGAACCTTCGAAGCCACAGGGCCAGTGACCCATTCCTTGCCCGGATGCTTCTCGAATGCGTCCAGAAGTTTCAGCGAGTTGTCTGCCGCGGAAATGATCTGCGGCGCCTTGATGGTCTGGGTCGCCTCATTCTCGCCAAGCACCTTGCCGGCCGCCGTCGCCGACGCTTGCGCCCCCTTCAGGTCGGGCGATTCGCCGAGCGGGATGCTCTTGCCAAGGTCGCGCTCCATGCGCTTGCCGGCGCTGCTGTAGGTGATTTCCTTGGTCGTCTTGGTTTCGGGGTCATAGACGTACTTCGGCGTCAGGCTGAAGTTCTCGTCCAGCCCGGACTTGATCCCGGCGCGGATCTTCGCTGCCGTCAGTGGGTCGCCCTTGGCATCGTACTGGTCGGCAAGGGTCATAAGTTGAACCATGGCCGCCTGCTTCTGATTCCAGTCCATCGCCTCCATGCGGGACTTGCGGTCCTCGGTCATCAGTTGGCGCCGGGCCTGCTCCCGCTTCATCTGCAGTTCGTACAGGTCGTTCTCGGCTTTCTGCGCATCACCCAGACCGGAAGCGGCACTGGCAATTCCATACCCAATCGGGGCGCCCAGAGGGGAGCCGGAAGCCGCCATGATGGCAGCGCCCATCTGCGTCAGAGGATTCGCCAGCCACTTGTTGACACCGGTTAGCTCCCGGGGCTTCGGAACCTGCGGCAGGTCGTCGTAATTCGACGGCTGAGGGATTTCCATGTATTGAGGCTCATACGATGAACCTTGGAAGTTCGGGCTGGCCATTTCCTGCTCCTGCGATACTGGCGCGGAAGGCGCCTGCTGTTGTTGTTGCGTGGGTTGTTGGCCCATCCTGCCCATTGTCTGGGCGACGTACTGATCCGTGGTCGGGAAGCCCTTCGGGGCGACACCGGTGCCGTAGTAGCGCCGCATGCGCTGTTCCGGCGTCCCGCCGCCGCCGGCATAGAACTGGACCGCGTAATCCGCCTGATCCTTCAGAGAGCCGCCGACAGGGAATTGCGGGTGCATGTTCGGCATTACCTGAAACGGCCCGCTTGCCGCAGTACCGTGCTTGGGAAGATAGACGCCCTTCAGGTTGGGGTCGATCGAACCTCCCGACTCCTGCTGCCAGAGAGCGCGAAACTCGCCGGGCCGCAGCCCTTTTTCCTGTTCCTTCTGGGCGAGGTAGGCGTCGAGTTCCTCTCTGGTCATTTCCGGCCCCTTCCGGCCCCCCGCATCAGTTCCATCAGGGGAAGGGCGTATTCAACCGGTACCGGCCGGATGTGAGATCCGCTTCCCACCCCGGGGAGGCTCCCGAGAGAGGCTTGGGGTTCGGCTTGCTTGCCCATCTGGCCAAGGGCCTTACCGGCCATTCCAGCCACAGACCCCCAGTTCGTTCCGCCGCCGGCCGCCAAGTCGCCCATGGTGCCAAGCTGCGGGTCCATGTAGGACTGCGGAATCGCATCGCCGCCGGGCGCAATCCCCATCTGGGGAGGGGTCGCGGAATTCGGGTTCTGCTGGAACTGGAAATCCTGCCATGGGTCCGGAGCGCGGAATCCCCCCGCCGTCGTGCCGAACGGATCCTGCTGGAATCCCTGCGGGCCGATCGGCGACGGCTGGCTCGGCGCCATTCTTCCCGGGCCGAACGGATCGTTCTGGAATCCTTGCAGGACGTTTTGCTGATTCTGCGCCTGCCTCATGCGCTCAAGGTACTGTTCGAACGGGGTCATCTTGGCTCACCGTAATTCGGCATGTTCCGCATGCCCATCATTTGCGCATTCAGCATTTGATTGTGGGCGACGGCAGCAGGATTCTGGTCATTCAATGACGGGTCGTTGGCAAGGTCATTGGCCATCATCTGAGCAATTCCCATCCCGTATGGGGATTTCGGATTCATGCTCGGCGGTACCGCGCCGGCAGGCATCCCGCCGCCGGCCTGAGCCAGCCCGCCGCCCTGTTGCGGGCCGGGCTGAAGATTTCCGCGCAAGGCTTCAGGGGCGTTCCCATAGACCGCCTGATTCAACGCTCCTGCCCCGTTCGGCCCGAGCATTTCATGTGTCAGTTGCACGCTCGGGTCCGCTGCAGCACGGCCCCAAGACGTGTCATCGAAGTAGCCCTGCATCCATGCCGGCTTGCCCTGTGCCGTGTAGGGGTTCGGGGTTTGCTGATACCCCAGATTCCGGTATGCGGACGGGTCCGTGTTGAATGATGGCGCGTTGATCGTCGGTACCGGCTGTTGCTTGCTTTTTCCACCGCTGCCCATATCTCTACCTCACTTGGCTATAGTCAATCATGTCATACCCCGACTGGTGCTTGATGCGCCACTCCGCTGGAACCTCGTCGGCCATCACGCCAACTCCCGGGGCGCCCCAGACGTAATCCCACGAGTAGATGTTGAATCCGGCATTCGTCTTGCCGATTTGCTTGATGTTCCGCTTCAGCCGCCGGTCGGACATCATGCCGGCCACCATCAGCCCAGTACCGACCACGGAAGCCGCAGTCTGCAGGTTCTGGTTCCCGCTACTCGCCGTTCCGGTTTGCTGGCTCTGGCCGGTACCCTGCTGCAGGCCGTAGGGCTGGAAAGCGTTCGTAAGCTGTTGCAGATTCTGCATCCGTTGCCACGGCTCTTGGAACTGGTAGCCGTAACGTTGCATGGCGTCGTCAAGCGCCTTCTGCTGGTAGCCCTCGACCATCTGTCCGGCGCCGCCAAGCGTGGTAGCGCCTTGGTTCTGCATCTGGGCGCCCTGCCCGTACATCTGGCCAAGCTGCGCCCCCCAGTTCGTTGGCGCCTGAAGATTACCCATCATTGCCCCAGTTTGTCCCAAGGCATTCTGCTGCGCTCCCAGACCCTGCCCGTACATGCTGCCCATCATGTTGGCGTTGGTGTTCAGCAGGTTGTTCGTGACGTCGCCGATCGCCTTGCCCTGCATCAGGCCTTGGCGCGATGACCCCATGGCATTCACGCTCTGCGCCCCCTGATTGATCGCCGGCATCATGTTCTGCAAGGATTGCTGCGCCGTCCTCTGGTTCTGCGCGAGGATGTTCTGGGCGTATGGGTTGTTGGCGACGTCGGCAGCGTTCGACAGGAAGCCGTAATTGCCCATCGCCTGATTGTTCAGCCCCATCATACCGGGAAGCGCCCCGTAGCCGCCCATGGCCGCCGCCTGCATCATGTTGCCGCCCTGCTGCATCCCCTGTGCGGCATTCGCCATGCCGCCGACGGCCTGTTGAGTCAAACCCGAAGGGCCGACATAGGTTTGCCCCGGGAAGAAGCCGACCGGCTGATCGGCCAGCGCCTGCCCCTGCGCTCCCATGTAACCCAGAATGGGCGACATCGCCGCATTCGGCGTCAGAGAGGATTGCTGTAGTTGATTGCCGGTAGAAGTTGTCTTGCCGCCGCCGCTGCCCATTCTGGCCTCCTAAATATCCACTTCGATTACGTAGCGCCGACGATCGGCGTCAAGTTTGCGAAACCACCCGTCCCGGCCGGTACCGGAGATTGACGAAGCCCCGAACATCTGGCCAATCGACTTCATTTGTTCGAAGCATTGTGACCACATTTCTTCGCTGTGAGGCTCGGCGCCGATCAGCAAAACATCCATCACCTTGCGGCGCGGGTACTGGGTGATCTGTGTAACGCATGCGCCAAAGAAGAGATCCTTGGCCACCAGCGCCCACAGATGACATTGGCCAAGGGCGCAGAGCGTGAAAACGTCCTCGATTGTCCAGTCCCTGACGCAACCACTTTCGTCAATCGCCTTCTGCAGATACCCTGACAGCACAGGCCAGACCCCGGGTAGCCGCGGGTCGCAGCGAATCAGCAGAGGGGTCACAATTTGGTCCATGTCGTCCCATTGTAAACGTAAAGCCCCTTGCCGCCGCCGGGGTTCCACAGGGTTCCATCTGCATACCGTACCATGCCTTCACGCAGTTTCTCGGGAGGCGCGTGCAGCACTTCAAAATCCTGCGCCCCAGTGATTCCGGTCTGGATTGACCGCAGTTCCCGGCGAAGCCATTCCTGAAGCTCGACATTTCCTACTTCAGGGATGTGCGAGGGCGTGTATCTGGAATTGACGGTACCGCGAGGCATCAGCGTTCACCCGCCAGTTCGAAGTCGTAGGTAAGCGCCCCGAGCCGCCATGGCTGAATGGTCTGGCTTTCCACCCGGATACCGACGAAGCGCCCAGTGACCCGGGGCTTGATCGAGGCCTGTTTGCCGATGACGAAATCGTACGGGCCGTCCCAGTTGATCGTTCCGCCCTCAGAGATCTGTCCTCCGACAGAAATCTGGATTGTCGCGCTGCCGACAGCCTCCGGCCAGACCTCGGTGATCATCGCCATGTTGTCAGCACTGCCGATCGGCAGGCCAATCCGTTCGGCCATGCAGTATTTCGGCGTCCCGTCAGAGTTGCCGAGTTCGAACGAAAGCACGGACACCCACCACGCCGTATCGGAGTCATTCGACTCATAGACGATCGTGTCAGGGACAGAGGGTTGATATACGCCCTTGTTCCAAGTCCCGTCGGTTTGTTCGTCCCACGGCTGGCCGCCGACAAAGCTCGGATACGGATCTGAAGTTGGAGCCGGAGTGCCAAGCTCGTCCCACGTCAGGGTGCCGACCGCATCGGTCACGAAAATGGTGTCGAAGCCGTACGAATTGACCAGCCGGCGATGGCCCCAAGTCTTCTCTTCGTAGTTGAACACGAAGGCGTCAGACAGGTTGATCGCGCCTGCCCGGGCGCCTGAAACATAGATCTGGCTCGTCGTCTGGGCGACATAGACTTGGGACAGTTCCCAGAGTTCCTCCGACAGGGTGTCGAAGATCGTCCGGCGGATCCGCATGTCGACAATGCTTGTCGCGTTCTGGCCGTCGAAGTATAGGCAGTCGGAAGAGGTAAAGACGATAATTCCGCCCATCGCCGGGAAGAAGCCGCGCTTGATCCGGGTGCCGACGCCAGACTTCAGCCGGTCGACACGCATGACGTACTCGCCGCCGATCCACGACATTGCGTAAATCGAGTCTTCCTTGACGATGTAGAGCGAGTCACGGACCAAGGCGCCGCCGACGATCGCCCCGCCCGACTCGCCGAGAAGATCATCGCCGGCATCGTTTGACGTCGCCGCGACCCACTCGGTAGGTAGATCTCCCTCCTGTGCGGAGTTCGACCACCTGACCTTGTGCTTGTAGTTCACGTCGGCTTCGGTCATGTTCAGCGCGACCAGATAGTACCGGTAGGCGCAGACGTACTCGCACCGCCACTGAGCATCCCATCCCGGGCAGGGTTTCAGGATCTGATCAGCAGGAAGGGCCGCCCCGGTGTCCCAGTAGAACATCCCCTCCATGGCGTTGTTGACCACCAGAACGCCGTTCAGGTTGGCGAAGGAAATGAAGCCGCTAGCCCATGCATCCCCGGCCGGCGTGATGACCTTCGCCGTCTTTGTGATCAAATCCACGGCATGCACCGCAACGCCGTCGGAAACGATCACGAACCACCGGCCGCCCGGATCCTGATAGGCAGTGTGGAAGACCGGCTTTATCTGCAGATCGAACAACTTGCGCTCGCCCCGAACTGACTGAATCGAGTTGTCGTTCGTCGTGCAGTTGATCATCCCGGTCCATGCCGCAGGCGGCGCCATGGAGGGGACAAGGTCACTCAGCAGGCCAACTGAGCCGAGATCGGAAATGCGCTGGCGCGGCATGTCTATCCTTTCAGCGTGGCCGCTTCGAAGCCTTCTTTAGAATCCCAGTCTTCACGTCAGCACGGTTGAATTTCGCGGCGACCTTGACGGGGATTCCAACCTTGGCGGCAAACTTGGGGGAGTGGGCGGCAGCCGCCATCATGCGGGCCTGAGAGGGTGATTTGCTCGGCATGATCAGTTCGGGCAGCGCGTGGTCTTGATGCCCATGGCGTCCGTTGTTTCGTAGCACACCGGGGCCTTGGAAACCCTGACAGGCTCGACAACCGGAGCCGCCGCAACCGGGGCCGGAAGTTGGCCTGCTGCGGGCTGGCAAAGACCGCCCAGAGCCTTGGCAACCGCTTCGTCCTGACACTCCAGCGCGAGGGCCGCGTCAGCAACGGCGACAGCCTTTGCCGGGTTCCCGATGCCATGGTAAAGACGGCTCAGTTCCCGAAGGTTACAAGGGGAATCACCCACAGACCCGCCGCCAGCAACGCCAACGCCGACAACGCTAATGCCACCAGCAAAGGCCACACGGCAAGGAGCCGTAACTCCCACAGGCGGCGCGTATACCTGCGGCGTAGTTTTGACCGTACTCGTGCCGGTGTGATCGACTTGGGTATAGGTGCTGGTCGGGATTGCGGCCCCATTGACGGTGATGTTCTGGACATTGCGCTGTTGGGCCTCAGACAAGGATCCTGACAGCGCCGTCGCCCCGGAAACGGACCCTGCAAGGGCGGCCGAATCAGCGAAAGCCGGAAGGCAGAAAAGCGCCAGAATCGCGAAAATGAAGTGCTTCATGTTTCCTCCTGTGGGTGGAATCCTCCCCCCGTCCCGGTTACTGGTTGATCTGCGGATTGACTTGAATGCCGATGGTGCGGAATGCCCCCTCAGCAAAGCCGAATCCGGCAGATCCGCCGGTAGCCGATGTCGCCCCGGCTGCGTTGCCCTGAGCCAATGCGCCCGACAGGGAGCCGCCGCCGGCAAGGCTGGATTGCGAGACTTCAACGCCATTCGGGGTCACGGTACCGCCGGCCGAAGAGGTCTGTCCGGTCAATGCCGCGCCGCCGGTCAGGGCCGCGCCACCTTGGGCGGCAGCGGAAAGACTCGTGGATCCGGCGAGGGAACCGCCTGCCGCGGTCACATTGACCCCGCCGACGAAGAGGTTTGCGTCAGCCGCGAAAGCATGGACCGAGAAGAAAGCCAGAATGGCAAGGAAAAGGTGTTTCATTTGAAGCCTCCTATTTGGGTGGGTAGTTTCGAACAATCCAGTTGATGATTGCCATTTGGATTGTATCCTTCGGCAGCATCGGTTCAACGGTTACTTGCACGTTTGTCAAAATAACTCCCGTGCCGGGAACGGGAATATCAGGGAGTTTCACGGATTGGCTCAATTTGGCGCTCCAATGGAAGTCGATTCAGTGCGGGTGTTCGTGTTCTTGACGGTCGCTCCCGTGACATCACCGGGGCCAATGCTCTGCGTTGCGGTCTGGGTCGTGTGGCAGTCCATTGAGCAATTCGGCATCCCGAGATTGATGGTCTGCAAGTTCGGCTGGGCGACGGGCAAGACGAGGTTGGTCGAGCAACCGGCGAGCAGGAGGATGACGAAGTATCTCATGTCTTCCACCTGCCAACCGCAAGGGCTGTGATCGTAGTTGCGGCTTGGTTCGTCGGAACACAAGGGGCAGAGAAAAAGCCCCCTGACACTGCATTGAGGGTCGTGGTTACGTTGCTCACATAAGCCGACCGCGCTGAAATATCCTGCTCATTGCCCCATGCCATGACCCTCGGAAGGCTTCCGACAAACGGCACAGGGTAGTTGTTAAGCCCGCCGAAGCTGGCGAATGCTCCGCCAGCAGGAGTGGTCGGGGTCCAAGCGCCGGACACGACCGAACTTGAAGTGACGCAGATCATTGTGCCATCGGGGAATTTGATGGCGACTCCATTTGCGTTGCTGACTACTTCGGTGCCGACCAGCAGATAGGGCGCAAGCGCCTTGATCGTGCTCGTCAGGGAGTCGATTTGCAGGGCGGGAACGCCATTCAGTTGGATTTCGCCTTGGGTGCCAGCGGCGTTGGCTTTGAGTGACAGAGACATTACGCGACCCTCACTTTCACGGCAGAAGCGGTGCGATACAGCCCACCGACAGGGACTCCCCCTGCTGCGGCAGCAGCATCGTCAGCAAAGCTGCCAAGCACCGGAAACATGGGAATTCCTGACTGTGCAGAAAAGACTGTCGCCCCCGGCGCGTCAGGCGTCCCGCGCTTGAGCGACAGTTGATTGGCGACGCTGCCGTCCCAGAAGTGGTTCTCGGCAGCAGGACCGAGGCCAAGTTGTTGCTTGATGGATTTGAGAAGTGACATGTTAGGCAGCTTTCAGCAGTGAGCCGCTAAAGTACGTCCCGGCAGCAAGAATCTGCGGAGAAGTACCCGTGATGGCAGCAAAAAGCTCAACGTAGTCGGTCGTTCCGTTGAGATAGATGACCGCACTAATTGATACGATCTTCCCACTACCGATGGCATCTGCCATGAGGGCACCTTGGTTGGTGGTGACACCATTCTTGTAAAAGTAGGCTTGGTGGGTTGTGATGTTTCCGGTAGCCGACATCCACAGATTCGCGAAGAATTGGTAATAGCCGGCAATCTGCGGTGTATACCGATGACCAGAAGGGCTTGTGAACCACCCATCCTGATCAAATGTTTCTGTGAGACTAACCTTGCCAAGACTACCTGAAGTAAAGAGTTGATCGGCCGCTGTCTTGGCCTGAAAGAAGCCTCTTATTGATTCTGGGGCTGGTGTTTGCGGAAATGCTACAACACCCGCACTGCTGATTGTCATCGCAACAGGATCACCGTCAGCCGCTCTCAATTGCGCAACATCAATTCCGTCCGTTCCCGATATTTTCGTTGTCATCAGACCACCGTCCATGTCGAACCGTTAGCAACCGTCACGGTGAAACCGTTCTCGACTGTCACCGGACCCGCACTAAGACCATTCTGCCCCGCCAGCACGTCGATGTTCTCGGCGATGCTTTGGGCGTTGTAGAAGATCGCCTTGACTGCGGCATTTCCATACATCTGGCCGCCGCCCACCTGCCCCCATCCGGCGTTCGAAAGCCCCTCGAAATTGTTGGTCTGGGTGTTGTAGCGGAACGCTCCAAGCTGCGCGGTATCCCTCTGCGCCGTCGTTCCGGCAGGGATGAAAGCAGCGCCAGTCAGGGAGGACTTCTTCACCGCCGCGGCGTCGAGCAGATTCAGGGAGTTGTTCAGCGCGACAATGGCCCCGGTATTCGCGACCACGTCGCCGTCGACCTCAGCAAGTGCAGACTGCACATTCGTCGCGGCAATTGATCCGGTCGGCGAAAAACTCGTCCCGGCCGCGGTGCCGGCGCTGGCCGGCGCCTTTCCGGAGAGGTCGAGGTTGATCTGGTCAAGCGACTCCTGCAGGCCGGTGATGGCCGATACCGGGTGGGCGTCAGGCGCCGAACGGCCGGTAAGGTCGTTGTGCAGGTTCCCCACCTGAATCTGGACCCACTGGGCGTTCTGGCGGGCATAGCTTGATCCGTTCTGCGGCGCTTCCTCGACGGCGCCGATGAACTGCCGGGCCTCCTGCGGGTTCGTCGCCTGCCCGAGCGCATCCCAGACGGTAGCAGCCACGGCATTCAAATACGCCGAGCAGATCTTCGTTTCGTAATCCACAAAAATCGGCTTGTCCATCATCCCACCCCTTTCTAAACCTCACCACAGACGAAGATCGGCCCATATCCGTCGTCAATCCAATTCGGCTCTGGCTTTGGCATGCATGCGACAGCAAAGCAGGCGACAGCAATGCAGGCGATCGCAGAGTCGTCGAAAACCGTGACTGGCGGGGTCGGTGGAAGGTCGGCCCATACCTGATCCGGCGGCGCCGACGGGAGCCAGCAGTCAGCCAATGCGGATTCTCGGGATGGTAGAAATGTTCTGGCCCCATCCCTGCCCGATTACCCCGTCCAGACGACGAAGGAATTCCTGCTGCCATAGGGCCAGCCGGGCGTCGTTCTTCAGATAGACCGCCGATTCCTTCAGCACCCCGTACAGGTACAGGTCGGAGAAGTAGTTGGACACCCAGTTGCTGTCAAAATCACCCGCCAGCGGCCGAAGCGCGGCGTAGTAGTCGAGCGTGTAGGACGTATCAACGATCGGCGCCGGGAAGAGTTCAGCCACCATCCCGCGCATGATGAAGGCGTGGCCATCGGCCTGCGCCTGATCCCTGCCGTCGGGCGGGTACTGGTTCAGGTTGCCATTCGCGTCCCGAAGGTTGATCAACTGCATCAGGTCATACGGCATGGAAAGCAGGCCGTCATTCGCCGCCAGCAGGGTAAAAGTCGTCCGGCGGATATTCCGCGGGTGTTCCTTCAGGGCGCGATTCAGTTCCCCCTCGACCGACTGAATCATGGTCGTGATGTCGGCCGCGGGAAGGTCCGGCCGGTTCAGGTAGGAACGGACGGCCGCTACAAGGTCAGTGCGATTCACCGATGGCCTCCATTTCGACGCCAGAGACTGTTTTGATCATGGGTGGGCCTTGGGTATCGATCGCCGACGCAATCGCGCCAGCGGCCCGGGAAACGGTACTGGCGAGGACGTTGCGGGTACTCTCGACGGCCGCGGCGGTCTGGCGCTGCTGATTCGAGTTCTCGATCAGCAGAATCGGCAGGAAAGCGATGGCGCATCCCTCGTTGTCGATCTCCTGCCCAGACTGCGGATTGATGCCGCGCAGCCGGGTGTCCCACAAGCACTTGTCGCAAGTATGCCCGAGCGGGCAGCTTTTCTCCGCCATGTCAGTCCCTCGTGCAGAGAATCATGTCGACATACCGCGGTACCCAGTTGGCCGCGGGGGAATTCGCCCCGGTCGTGCCGGAAACCGTGTGCGAGTGTGCCGCGCTCCGGCCGCCGGACTGCGCCCCGAATGCGTGGGTGTGGGTCGCGTTCTCTGATCCGATGCTGATGCCTGTATAGGATCCTCCCGTACTTCCTGCCGCCGGCCCCCACCCGCCGCCGGGCTGCATGTACGGACCGGTATCGATTCCGACCATTGAGTCAGAGTGGGCATGCCCGGGGTCATTGACACCGTGCTGGTGATTCGCCGACTGCCCTCCGGTCTGGCCGGAAACGTAGTGCGAGTGATCGGCGCTCTCGGTGCCGGACGTGGCAGCGAAAGAGTGGGCATGGCTCGGAACCTTGTCATTCAGGACCGGATCGTCAGTACCTCCGGATCCGCCGCCGGCCGAAGCCGACGCGACGATCCGCATTGCGAAGGTGTTCACGATTCCAGCGGTCCTCGACCACCCCGTTGGCGCCGCGGCTTGGTAGAAGGCGCAGATCGAGCCGGAAGGAACAGACCCGCGGTTGATTTCGTCCTGCGTCAGGGTCACGGGGCCGGTGATTCCCGGGAAAGACCGTTTCAGGACATTCTTGATTCCCCGGATGTGGTCGTCGCCGGCATCGGGAAGGTCGGTACCCGCGGGCCAGTTCTCGTTCAGGTCATCGATGTAGACCGGACCGACTAAATTTTCCAAAGGCACGGCGTTACTCCTGAAATTAAGTTAGGCATTGGATGATCATGTTGGCGCCTTCCAAAGGTGCCGAGTGTGGCCCCCGCAGGACTCCGTGACGGGACAGGACTTGCAGTCCGGCATACCGATCGCCCCTGCGCGGTACGGGGCCGGCAGGGACTCGCCCAGATAGTCCTCGACGTCCTTGTCGGACCAGTCCCAGAGGGGGAAAGTGTAGATCACGCCGTCGTGGATGTCGCCCGGGAATACCCCATGGATGTGCGGGTCGCAGCGTTTCGTCCCCCGCAGGATCTGGCGGTACCCGTTGTGCTTGACCAGCGCCGCCATGGGCATGTAGATGTTGGCCGCGCAGCAGTTGAACCAGTTCTCGCCGCTCGGGTTTCCATGGGCCTTGCGAAACTCCTGACTGTCACTGTAGATCATCGTGAAGCGCGGGAGCACCTTGGCCGCCCAGTCTATGACCTCCTCCAATGCGTCCGGAGCATCGCCGGTATTGACGTGCAGGACATCGATGACCGGCCAGAATGCCTTCATGTGCATCAGCAGGGCCAGCGAGTCCTTGCCGCCGGAGAATTGGAGGGCGACTGAGAAGTTGCTCATGATGTTGCCCCATTCGCCGTTGCTGCTGCCTTGGTCATTGCCGCTGGAACGGTAGGTGTCGGGCCAGCATAGGCGGGAACTGAAAAGTTGTTCGGGCCATAGCCCTTGCCTTCGAGATCGGTATTGGCCGCTGCCAGCATGATGATCTCTCCTAGTTAAACTTTAGTCCAGCCGAATACTCCGGGCTGCCACACGTTGTTACCTGAACCATCGGCCTGCGTGACCTTCCATGTGAAACCACCGTAGGTGCACTGGTCCGGTTTCCCGTTGAATGGATTGAGCAGTTTATAAGCATCATACTGGTCAGTAGGCTGAACCCACGGCTGCAACTCTCCCGGCGTATGCACTCGGCGGATCAGTGAGGCATAAGTACTTGGATGCGCGTTGTAGGTCGTGCGGCTGAATGTCTGGATCACGGACCACAGCAGATTATCGAACTGGTACAGGCTCCCCGCTGTGACGTTTCCACTGCTCGGCAACTGTGGAGCATTTGCCCCCCACTTGGCTCCTTTGGAGGTTGCTGCGGCCTCGGTCATTGCTATCGGATCAGTTCCCTGCGTAATCGTGACATTTGGAATCGCCGCCACTGCCGCCTCAAACTCTGGATCACCCCATGCGTGAAGTAGGCCAACGGAAGGTGACGGGCCAGCATAGGCGGGCACTGAAAAGTTGTTCGGACCATATCCGGCATTTTGCAGAGTTGTATTGGCCGCTTGCATATTGGCAACTGGGATGGATGCGGAGAAATTACTTTGCATCAGAAGGCTCCAGTTTTTCCGTTAACCCACGTCTCCGTGTCGGTGATTTGCTGTGTGGTGCTAAGTGCGCCACGGATGATAATAGAGTAGGCGTTGCCGCCAAAAATACTTGATACCCCACCTTTTGCCCCCATAAATATCGGGTAATTTCCAAATGGGCCGTTGCCGGCAGAGGCAGCACCACTATAGGTCAAGGAATCTGGTACGCTGTTCCTTCTGGCAGTTAACTCGGTAGCAATCGTACTTTTCGACAAGTCCCATAGTGTGGTAAATACGTTTTTGTTGGATGGAAACATAGATTGACCAGTGGCAAAGTTAGTCCCCCTACAATATAAATAGTTGCCTGTTGGGGCATTATTACTTCCAAGTATTCCGAAAGACCCATCGTTTGCAGCAGAATCTGCAGATAGTTCTATGATCGTTCTATACGTCCCGCTACCAGTCATCCTGTAACCGATAAACGTAGACATCTTGTCAGTGGCAGTAAAGTTAATCGCTTCCGTACGCAGCGAGTCATCCACCCCGTCGAACTGAAGCCAATGATAGGTACCATCTGTCTTGTACAGTGGGCGGGAGGCGGCAGTAGCTTGGGAGGCGTGGTTGCCAGGCAAAAGCTTAGCTGAAACGTTATCGAAGCCGCCAGTCGTTGCATCTTGTGCGAACAGATATACCCGCAACACAGAAGATAGCGTGGTTCTAATACGGAACGTGTATTTGGTAGCACTGCCGACAGTAGTTATGTACGAAGACTGAGTTATTGCATTAGTAAAGCTGGCGCCGTCAAAGAATTGAATCCTCACACCAGCCGCCCCACTCACCTTACGCATGAGAACGGAAACCTCGTAGTAGCTCCCCATAACTACAGTAAGGTCTTGATAAAATCCACCACTTCCGCCGGAAACAACTACGTTGAATTCCTCGTTTATGACACTAGACCCAGAGGCGTTAAACGTCATTGTCCAGCCTGTACTTGTCCCTGATGCAAAGTTCCCATTCACAACAAGCTCTGGGCCAAGCACCAGCCCTTTCGACTTGTCCAGAATCAGCCCGACTGACTGCAAATCCGCAGTGACCGGCGTCGTTCCTGCGCTGTCCTGAAACATTGTGGAGAGATCAGACGGGTCGTACCATGCGCCTTGCTCTCCATTATCAAAAAGACGACTTGGTTCCCACAATGAGCCGCCTTTCTCAAGTTTCCGAATGTTTCCCTTGATCCACGGCAACCGGGCGATGTTGTTCAGGGCCGGCATCCTGTGAAGAAGCAGGCGGCGCATATCAGGCATGCCCCCCGCCGTATGGCAAAGCGCAGACGTCGCGTCCCACGCCCGCAGGGTCGGCAGTCCATGACGTCCGGCCGGCCATGAAGGCTTCGGACACGGAACTTCCCGCGGATTGCGGCATGGTTGATCCTGCCAGCGGCTTGGTCTGGGCAGTGACCACCCCAGCCCCGGTCGAAGCGCCGTCGTTCGCGGTGCTGACCATCTGTGCGGCCCGGGGATTCGCTGCCACGGCCGCCATGACCGCGGTTGCCGAGGAAAAGATGGCACCCCCGCTATTGGTCGCCAAGGCGATATTGATCTGAAGCCCATTCACCGACACGGCGATCGCCGGATTGTCTGCACCCGGGTTGAAGAGATTGACCACAATCCCCTGCCCGACCATGTTCGCGGTCCATGCGATCGCGTTGTTGCTGGCGATCACGCCGGTCTTTGCGGTTCCGGCGGTCGGGGCGGCCTTGCCATCCTTGGCCGCCTGACGGCCGGCGCAGTAGGACTTGACGTCAATCGGGTCGCGAGGGGTCAGGTTTGACCCCGTGATCTTGAGTTTACCGGGCATTTCAGCGTCCTTTCGGGGTCGGGCGGGTCTTTTTGGGCTTGCAGGCCATGTCAGCCTCCTGTTTTGAGAGAATCTACCACCATGACTTCAGGGTTTGCCCTGATCAGTTGCATTAGTTTCGCCTGCCGGTCCTCTTTGTTGGGGGACCGAAGCTCGGGGTTTTCCCGAAGCCACTTGTCGAACATGATCTGCGGAATCGAGGCAATTTGCCAAGCCCACTCGCCCGGCCGGTG